GTTCTCTGGAACTTGAAAACGGCAGTAAAATCATGGCTGCTTCTACTTCCGCTTCTGCTGTCAGGGGTATGTCATTTAATATTATATTTTTGGATGAATTCGCTTTCATTCCGAATCATATCGCTGATCAGTTTTTTAGTTCTGTCTATCCAACTATTTCCTCAGGTAAATCTACAAAAGTTATTATCATATCTACTCCTCACGGAATGAATATGTTCTACAAACTCTGGCATGATGCAGAGCGTGGAACGAATGAATATGTGCCTACTGAAGTTCACTGGTCTGAAGTACCAGGTAGAGATGAGGTATGGAAAGAACAAACAATTAAAAATACATCGGAGCAACAATTTAGAGTTGAGTTTGAATGTGAGTTTTTAGGATCTGTTGATACTTTAATTAGTCCTAGTAAATTAAGGACTATGCCATACGATGAACCTATAAAACAAAATAGAGGTTTAGCAGTATTTGAAGATAGAAAAGAGGATCATAATTATATTATTAGTGTCGATGTGGCACGGGGTATTGGAAATGATTATTCCGCATTCATAGTATTTGACACAACAACGTTACCATATAGGATGGTAGCACGTTATAGAAACAATGAAATAAAACCTATTGTTCTCCCAAATATAATTGTCGATGTAGCAAAAAATTATAATAACGCATATATTTTATGTGAAGTAAATGACATAGGTGGTCAAGTTGCGGATATTATTCAGTTTGATTTGGAATATGAAAATCTATTGATGGTAGCTATGCGTGGAAGGGCGGG